ATGCCTTCGTTCGACCAAGCAAATGTTCGAGATCGGCGTTACTCGCCGCAGCATCTTTGATACAGGCGTCAAGGTCTTCGCGGGCTGCAGCCAATTGCTTCAACAGCTTCTTGTGCAAATCAGGGTCGGGCTTCTTCAGGACAGGCAGCCCGGCCAATTTGTCTTTCGCGGATCGCAACAGCTTCCTGATGGCTGCAAGCTGCTGATCGCGGTCGGCTTCAAATGATTCGCGCCTTTCCTTGATTCGCTGCAAGGCGGATTCCACTTCGACCAATGCGGCGCTGTGTGCGACCTTTTCCGCTTCTTCGGCAGCAATAGCCTTGTCGCATTCCTTTACCGCTTCAGTGGCTCGCCCGGCTGCATCGATGCACCAATCCAAATTCAGGGCATCCGTGAACATCTTCGCCTGCGGCTCAGCATCAAGGTCAAGGAACAGCGAGCCAAACTGCGCAAGCAAAATGGTGCGCCGGAACAATTCTTCAGACATGCCGATCAGCGCCGGGATTTGATCCTGCGTGACTTCCTTGGGGCCTTCGCCCTTCCTTTCATGCTGAAGCACATTCGGGTTTCTTGCCCGCGTGATGAACTGGTTCACACCGTCGCGGGTGAAGGCCAAGCGCACCTGCGTATATTCCTTCGATCCCCACGGCTGAATGGCGGCAGCCGGGCGAGCATCGCGGCCCGTCTTCCCCCACAGCACCCACATCAGGCAGTCCCAAATGGTCGACTTGCCCACGCCATTCGCACCAAGTTCAGGATCAATCTTATTGACCCCGGTCACGTAGTACAGGCCGGGATGCGGATCGAGCTTGATGATGTGCTTACCAACAAGGGCTTTGAAATCCTTGACCCACATTGTGTGGAATTGCAGACCGCTCATTGTGCTACCTTTCGTTTACTATCGGCAGCCGGAATCAAATTTGCTTCTACCAATAATTCGCACATAAGTTCCCCCGGACGAGTCAACTTCGCATAGTTGTGACCCGGCGGTGCCGTGCTGGAACAAGCGGCGGCATCAATCCACACCAATCCCCGTCGATGCAGCGCGGATAGGACCGTCGTTTCAATAAAGTGGCTTCCGCTTCGAACAAGTGACAGACCTTCGATCATGTTTCGTGAAAGCGAAATTTGGAAAGCAACGCTTTGCACATGAGCGGCAAAAATTGCCCGCGCTTCCGATTCCCGATGCTTTTTTAATTTGTCAGAAAAATCGCTCATTGTTCGTGCACCTTGTCATGTTCCAAACGACATTCCTTCTTGCCACAGATGTGAACGGTTTTATTGCCACCACTATCAATGGCACAATCTGAACACGCCAAGGCTGTCGGATCACCACAAACCGAACATGGGTAGGAAGTTTGTGGGCATCTGATCGAACCGTAGTGGGTTCCGCCGCAATGCGGGCAATCCTTGATGGTCATCGTGGCCACCGCCTGCTGATCATATTGGGCTTCGCTTCGCGCACAGCAGCAATGAATTCTTCGCGGTCTTCCTTGCTGGTGAAATACAGGCACAGCGGAACCGAGTCGCCCAACTTCTCATCAGCAGCCCGGCCAATTTCAGAAACCACAAAAGCCATCAGATCGTCCACCGGCGATCCCTGCCGCAGCATCGCATCCCGCGACATGTCTTGGTATTGCTTTTTGCATCGGTCGCGAAGTGTCATCAGTATCCCTCATCCGTCGCACGGGCGATCTGTGCCTGAATCATCAATTCGATGGTCTTTTCTTCGTCCGGCTCAAGCGGCCCGTTCGCCTTTGTCCATTCAGCGGCCCGTTCAATCTTGTCGGTGATATCTTCAAGACCGCTGATCAATGTCCACCCGCTGACAATTTCCCTGAATGCGTCTCTCATTGTGGGCACGGCTTTCCGGTAACGCGTTGATAAAGCGAAGCGGCATTCAGTCGCTCGCCTTCAAAGTTGCTGTTCTTCGCGATGTTGATCAGCCGGTTCAGAAACTCCGGGGTGGTCTGCTTCGATACCGCCGCTTGCTCGCCATACAATCGTTCAAGCACGACAATCGCCAATTGTGCATCGGCGTCACTGATTTCAATTCGCTTACCGCCGCGTCGCTTTTCGTCGACCCCGGCTTCGATGTAGCAGACAGCGAAAGTGGTTTGATCATGGAACTTCTCAATCAGCAGCCACGGCCCCGGATGCCTTCGCTTCGGTGGGATGGCGGGCTTCGGTGGTGGCGCGGTCACATCAGTCATTTCAATCTCCTTTCAGTAGGGCTTGCCCGGCCTTCAACAGCGCCGGGGAAAGCTTCTTCGATTTGGCATAGGCCGCTAGGGCTTCCATCGGCTGAATCGCCGCTCCTGCCCCGGATTCGACGCCTGCATTGGCCTTTTTAGGGGCCAAATCCGGGGCAGCTATCATTTCAGGGCCGAACAGCTCGATATCGGCCCCGGCTGCCAATCGGGCGACGTTGGCCCGGATTGCTTTCCACTCGTGGAACTGGCTTCGCTTCAGATGGACGCGCACCTTCACCTGATCATGCGGATCGATCCCCTGCTGATCGCAAGACAAGTCGAATTCCTTTTCGATGTTCACGCCCTGCAAATCGACCACGTGCTTCTGCTTGGTGCGGAAGTGCAGGTCTTTCGTCGCGCCCCGATCATCAATCAGCAGCACACGCGGCTCGAAGTCATCCCCGAAGCGCACGCGATAGGGCGCACCGACATAGGTAATCTTTTTGCTGACATCCTGCGGGGCATGGACATCCCCCGAATAGACATGACCAAGAATGCGGGCGAAGAATGACGGCGGTATTCCTTCCAAGCGGAAACCGGTTTCGCTTTTTGCCCCATCGAATGTTTGGTGACAGAAGATCAGGTCCGGTTTGTCGAAGTTGATCCCCTTCCACGCTTCCTCATAATTCCGGGTATTCGGCAGAAACATGCACTGGTCCAATTCCATCGGCCCGATCAGAAAGGTCAGGTTTTGAATTTCATTCACGAAGCCGAAGAAGGGTTCAGCTTCATCAATGTAATCGTGATTGCCCCGCAAGATTACCACCGGCGCTGCCTGCCCCACGGCTGCGGTTTCATTCACGAAGCGATTGACAAGCTTGGATGGGTGGCGATCTTTTGAGTTGGTGATATCCCCGCCTAAGACGATCATGTGGGCTTTGTATTTCTTCGCCTGCTTGATCAGCCAAGGGAACAGCCCGAAGCGGTGTTCATCTTCGGGCTTATCGGTCAGGTGCAAATCGGCGGTGAACAGGATGCTCATTTGGGTTTCTTACTCCCATCACAAAGGTGGAGTGCGTTCTTGTGGTAGATACCGCAGCCCGGACAGCGATCTTCCTGCTTAATGGGTTCCGATTTAGGCTTGCGAACGCGGCTACCACCGGGGCCTAAATGATCCCGTTGGTGCTTATAAAGACCAGTCAAATTCCAACGCCGTGTCATCGGCGGGTACCGTAGCCGATGCAGCGCTCGAAGTCGAATACCGCAGCCTTCAGCTTGAAGCTGTCGAGCAGCGGAAGACTGCCCACTTTGTATTTTTCATGCAGCAAAAGATGCCCTTTCCATTCCATCAGAAGCAGCGTGCGCGTGCGGTTTTCCCTTGCGATCATCATGGGGTGCTTCTTGTGCCGGATCGCATCCCGGCAGGTCCGCTTCCAAAAGGCAGCCAATCGCCCGGTGCCCGCAAGCAGCCCACCCTGAATGTCCAAGCTTTTGTAGAACTTGCATTCGATCAGGAAGCGGTCAGCCAGCCAATTGCCTGCGGGATGAATGGCGCAAATGTCACCGGCCATGCTGGAATCGCCTTTCTTCATCTGCCGGTGACGAATGGTAGCCCGCCCGCCTGATGATGCAGATCGCCAAAAGACAGTCTCGTCCGATCCGGGCAAGACCATGCGGGAAAGCTTCTTGCATACATCCCGCTCGAATTGACCACCCTTTTGGGCACCGCGACTACCTTTCTTCTTCCTAGTTCGCTTGGTCGCCATCGTCTTCCTCATATTTGCGACGGGTGGGCAACAGATCGGTTTGCACCGAAGCCCACGCTTTCCGCAGGCCGGGCTCCAATTCCCGCCGCTTCTGATTCAGCTTGGTTGTGGTCCAATCAATCGAAGCATCAAGCAGGTCTTCAGCCTTCGCCGTAGAAAGCCCGGCGACCTTTGTGCGCTTCGCCTTCAGCAACCATTCGAGCGCGGCCTGATAATCTTCCACGCCATACCCGAACCTGATGACAAATTCGCAATCACGGAAAGCCTGCCCGATCTTGTTCTTGATGCACTTGGCCTTAATGCGGATTGCAACCGCTGCCTTGATCCCGCCCACGGTTCGAGTGATGGTTTTCAGATGCGACAACATCACCCGCTGTGACGAATAGAATTCCAAAGCCTTCCCGCCACCGACTGACACCTTTTCACCGAACCGCGCCCCGATCTTGGTGCGGACTTGCGATACGATCATCAGGTGCACGTCGCTATATTCGACATCGGTAATCAGCCGTCGAAACAGCTCACCCAGCTTCTTCTGCTTTTCCATGCCATAGGTTTCTTCGTCGATCTTCCGACGCAGCTCGGCTTCAGATGGCAAGGCATCAAGCGAATCAACTATGTACAGGCCCGGAGCACAATCGCCCTTCGCCTGCTTCAAGCAATCAGACAGATCATCGAACATGTCTTCGATGGTCCGCACTTTCCGTCGCTTGGTCTTCTTGTCGATCCCGAAGTCCACCCGGTGCAGCGGCATTCCCAACGCCTGCGCGTAAGCAGGATCAAATGCAGCTTCTGCTTCCCTATACCAAATCGGTCCCATGTATGTTCGAGCGAAATTGGTGCAAGCTTCGATTGCGACCAATGTCTTGCCCGTGCTTTTGTCACCGATGATGTTTGAGACCCTGCCCAAGGGCCAACCGCCTGATACTACCAAGTCCAGTAGCAGGCAGCCGGAAGATATGAAACGGTAGCTGGTGGTGGGCGAAGCAAAGTACAGCCCACCACCATTTGCTTCCGATTTCGGGCGAGCCCGTTCAATCACGCGCTTTGCCTTTCATCTTTTCCAAAGCCTTCCGTGCCCGCGCTGTTGGCGGCTCCTTGTCGTCGTCGTCATCGTCGTCTTTCGCCGGGGCGCGACGCTTCCCTTTGTCAAAAGGGATTTCATCGTCATCGTCGTCGGCGGGCTTCTTCTTGCGACGGGAAGACCGGTCATCGTCGTCGTCATCCGTTCGGTCCCGATCCGCAGACGAGGCACCCCCACTTCGTGGCTTCCGGCGCTCCGCAGACCCCGCACGTGAAGGGCGGTCGTCATCTTCTTCTTCCTCTTCGTTGCGCCGACCGCGCTTGGGCTTCCGATCATCGTCATCGTCGTCATCGTCAGCCTTCTTTTTCTTTCGGGTACTGCGATCATCGTCGTCATCGTCGTCATCCCGTGCGGGCTTCCGGCGCGTGGTACGATCATCATCGTCGTCCTCGTCTTCCTTGGGCTTCCTACGCTTCGGGCGATCATCACCATCGTCGTCTTCGTCTTCCTTGGGCTTGCGCTTGCGGGGCTGATCGTCGTCATCGTCGTCGTCCTTGGGCTTCTTCGGACGGCGACGGGTATCAGCATCGTCGTCATCCGCTTCAGCCTTGCGCGATCTGCGACCCGATGATCTATCGTCATCGTCGTCGTCCTCGTCTTCCTTGGGCTTCCGCCTACGGGAAGACCGATCATCGTCGTCGTCTTCTTCTTCAGCCTTGGCCCGCTTACCACGGGTTGGGCGGTCGTCTTCTTCTTCTTCTTCGTCCTTGTCCTTCTTGCTTCCAGCCGTACCCATGAAGATTTTTTCCAGATATTTACCATCGTGGAAGATCAGCAAGTCGGGGATCGGACTTTCGCTGATGAAGTCAAGCCACGCTTCCTGACGCGATTCCTTTTCAGACAGCGGGCTTGGCGACCGGTCAATGTCCACCGCTTTGTATTCGGTGTTTTCCATTGTGGTGCCGACCCTGCGGAAGCTGATGTCGTATCCTTGTTCTGGATCATCGATCAGCAGCATCTCGCCGGTCTTCTGATCTTCCGACCGCATTTGCAAATCGGTTTCGATCTTCACACCCAATCGCCAAATCTGCGGCCCGGCCTTTTCATCCTTGCGATTGATGACAAAAGCCAACCGCTGCGATTGCGCACGCAGCTTCTTCTTCGCCTTTTCGTCTTCTTCCTGTGCGTAGGCATCGCAAATCGGGCACCAGTCATCCTCTGCGTGCTTCCACTTCGGGTAATGCTTCGCCATCGATGCAGGGCACAGGTAGGACGAATTGTCCGGGCCGACACCGCGATGGATATATACCGTCAAGGCCCAATTG